GAAATTCGGTGATGAGGGTGATGAAGATAAGTATGGGTATTTCAATAGACGACAACATATTCAGAAGATTGTGTTGAATTCTATGTATGGAGTATTAGGACTTCCTGTATTTAGGTTTTATGATTTAGATAACGCAGAGGCAACTACACTTACAGGTCAATCTCTTATTAAGTTCACACGGAAACTTGTTAATCACTTCTATAATAAAGAATTAGGAACGGAAAAAGACTATTGTATTTATATTGATACTGATTCAGTATTTTATTCCGCAGTACCATTAATTGAACATAGGTTTAAGGGAGAAATGAGTGATGTAATGATGACTCAAAGAATTTCAGATATAGCAACTGAAGTTCAAAAATTTCTGAATGAAACTTATGATTATTTTGCAGATAGATTTTGTAATCTCGACAAACACCGATTTGAGATTAAACAGGAGATTATAGCAAAGAGTGGGTTATTTATCGTAAAGAAACGATATGGAATGAAAGTTATTTCAGATAATGGTCGCCAGGTAAATACAACTCTTGTAAAAGGATTAGATACAGTTCGTAGTAATTTTGCACCATTATTTCGTCAGTTATTAAAAGATGTATTAGAAGATATTTTGAATGATGTTCCAAAAGATAAGATAGACCATAGAATAACAAGATTTAGAAAGAATATGAAACTTAATCAATTAGATGAAATCTCATCACCAACAGGAGTTAAGGGTATATGGAAATATTTGAGAAAAGATAATGAACATAGTTCAACTTCGATACTTGAAAAACCAAAAGATAGACGGATATTTTCTTTATTCCATAAAGGAACACCCGTCCATGTTAAGGCGGCAATTGCATATAATGATTTAGTGAAATATTTTGGTCAAGATAACAAGTATGGGTTTATTAACAATGGTGATAAAATCCGTTGGGTGTATTTAAAGACAAATCCGCTAGGATTGAAGGTCGTGGCATATAAAGGACATGAAGATCCACCAGAAATTATGAAATATATAGATGAACATATAGACCACGATAAAATTTATGGTCAAGCAATGACCAAAAAATTACAAATGTTCTATGATTGTTTGGACTGGGGGAAACCAGTAGATATAGAACAAAGTATAGAAAGATTTTTTTGATTTTGAACAAAGTTGTATATATGTATATACAAGATTAATAATAAGGAGAAAATAATAAATGGACAAATACAAATTAACTCGATTCATTGATAAATATCATTTAGGTGGTAATGTTAATGCAGTAGTTATTAACAGTAAAGGAGATACTTTATCAACAAGGTTTATTACTGGCGATAAAGCATTACTTGGTGAACTTGAAATGAATAGTTGGAGTTTTCAAGATACGGAGTTAGGAGTTTACGATACAGAACAACTTAGTAGATTATTAGGTGTTTTAGATGATGATGTATCTCTTAATTTAACTCAATCAGGTGATAAGGCAATTGCACTTGAAATATCAGATCAATATTCTAAAGTTAACTTTATGTTGTCGGATAAATCAGTAATTAATCAGCCCCCAGCATTAAAGGGGATACCTGAATTTCAACTTAAAATAAAAGTTGATACCAGTTTCATTACAAGATTTATAAGTGGTAAATCTGCATTACCAGATACAGATACTTTTACGGTAATTACCAGTAATGATGGAGTGAAACTTGTAATAGGTTATTCGTCAATTAATACAAACAGAGTTACAATTCCAGTAGAAACTGAAACATATGAAGATATAGATAAGGTTTCATTTAACGCTAACTTATTCAAAGATGTATTAGTAGCAAATAAGGAATGTGAAACTGCAACTCTTGAAGTGAGTGAAAAGGGATTATCGAGAATCAACTTTAAGGTTGATCAATATGATGTAACTTATTATCTTGTAGCAGTGCAGGACGTTGATTAATTTTGATAATTTCCCAATCTTTAGTGAAGAACATTTTCAATCTTGGACAAATGAATTAACACCGATAGAAGAACATAGTGGATTTCTTGTAAAAAGAGATGACTATTTTAACCTCGGCGGTGTTAGTGGTGGCAAAGTTAGACAATGTTCTAAACTTGTCTATGATAATATAGACCACATTAGAGAACAATGTAATGGTGGGATATTAACGGCTGCCGGTATTCCGTCGCCACAAAGTTGTATTACGAGTGCAGTAGCAAAATACTTTGGTCTAAAATGTTTGATTACAATACCACATTATCCAGACCACATCAAAGATAGTTACAGAGTGAACGCGTCATTGGCACAGAAGTTCGGTGCAAAGGTATATGGAGTAGGTAATCCGAATATATCGGGACCAGAACTCGATGCCAAGAAATTAGTAGGTGAAACGGGTTATTTTCAGATAAAATTTGGTATGAATGGACGACAAGTAATGGAAACTATCGCCCAACAAGTAAAAAATGTTCCAGATCACGTGACAACAGTCGTGGGGATCGCTGGGAGTGGTTTATCTATGTTAGGCGTAGCTATGGGTTGTAAGTTGTATAATAAGAAAATTAAAACGATATATCCTGTAGCATTAAGTGGTTATGTGTATAAAAACAAGAAAATGTGGTATGATCGTCTCCCAAAACGTGCTCAATTTAGCGGAGATTTTAAAGTTGTTCAGTCAGAATATCCATATCAACATAAATTGAAATTAGATGAATCACTACCACTTGACCAAACATATGAGGCAAAAGCATGGGATTGGATGGTAAAAAACTTAGAACCATCTGAAAAAGTGTTATTTTGGGATGTTGGTATCAAGGAATATGATTTGAGTTATATTGAACCAATCAAATGGCACAAAAGTGAATATGAACAAATCATAGATAGAGAGATGAGGAGAAAGTCAAAGGTGACTGAACATGACTTTTTCTAAGGCGTGGTTAGAAAAGAAGATAATGTGTGGTTTATGTAACTTCGGTTGTTGTAATCACCCATCATTTCATGTGGAAATCACAGAAGAAGAACAAGAATTTTACCAAAAAGAGTATGGATTGGACCTTGAATTGGAGTGGTTACAAGATGGTTGTTGTAAATTATTAAAGGAAGATAATACAGGATGTAGTTTGGGAGATGACAGACCAGTATTTTGTAAGTTGTATCCATTAGTAGAAAACAAGTCTAACAGATTAGTGATGAATAATTGGGGATACTTACATTGTCCTAAACCAGACAATTATGAATTAGATAAAGTAGTAGATGGAAAGTATCACTACAAGTTGAAAAAGAAACATAAAAATAAACGAGATAAATTGATATTGGATGATAAGATAGAAAATGTAGTTAAACAGATTTGGTTACAAGCAAAGGATTCTATTATTCAACGATACGGTCAAGAATACTATGAGAAAATAAAAATGGAAATGAAACAAACAATTAAACATGAATTTTTTTAAATGTGGATTCAAGATATAGTTAAAGATAAAACATTTGTAGATGTGGGTGGTTTGTGGCATACTTTAGAAAGAGTTACAGAAGCATCTTTAGCTGGTGCCAGTGAAGTTACTATGATAGATGGTATGAAAGAAAGTTCTCGGTGGTGGGATAAATTTGATAAAAGATGTAAAGAAAAAGGTGTTGTTTGTAAAAATAAAATTTCTATAGACATAAATGATTTAAGTTTATTAGAACGAGTTGGAACATTTGATGTTGTTCATTGTATGGGAGTATTATATCATTGTCCTAATCCTATTCATACTCTCAATCAACTTTATAGTATTACAAATGATTATCTTATATTGGGAACTACTCGTATTCCATCTAATCTTGAAGATCCGAGATTTCCAATAGATGTTCCTGCAGGTGGTGTTTTATTGTCTGAAGTTTTGACTGAAAAACAGAAAGAAATTTGTGTAAATTTTTATAATCACCCAGACAGTAGGGTAATTTTTTATGATGGTAGAGAAGATGAGGTTTTACAATATAGAGAAAAACTAAATACTCATACCAGACCTTGGTGGTATTTTTTTACAGATGAGTATATAGAATATATATTAAAAATTTGTGGATTTAAGATTTTATCAAAAGATTATAATTTTAGATTAAAAGATTCTGGATTGAATGTTGTTTATGTAACGGAGAAAGTAAAATAGTGTATTTAAATTACTTTGATAAATTTTACAATATGGAGCCCTATCTCAAAATAGACGAGAAAGATTGGGAATACATAAAAGAAACATTTGAAAAACAAGATGTAAAAGAAAGTCTTGCCACGGTAGCAATGACCTATCCACTCCCATATCCAGATTTAACCGAAAAGAAGGCCTGGAAAGATTTCCAAAAACTCAAAGGGATGAAATGGAATGAAATAATGGTAGAGGGTGAGTGGTATGCAAGAGAGGGAACGAAGTATAGTTATAATCTGAACTATGATGGAAAACAACTCTACTTTCGTAGGTTGAACGCAGGAAACGATTGTAGTAACTATTTTCAAATAAAAAATAGGTGGTCGGTAGATGGTTCAGTATCACCAGGTCCAGTTAGGACTTGGGAAAGTCATAAGTTTATGACTACTCTTATGGGAAGTGCATACTCACTTAAAATGCCCAAGATTACCAAGAATATATTGAGGACTATGATTGGACTTCGTAAATATATTTGTTCTCAATTTAAACCTAATGTGGCAAAGATAATTTATGATATGTTTGAATCAGAGAACATACTTGATTTCAGTGCTGGTTGGGGTGATAGACTTGCAGGATTCTATGCAAGTGAATATGGAAAACATTATGTAGGAATAGATCCACGAAAAGAAAATCATCCTTTATATGAAGAACAATCTAAGTTTTATGACAAACATTTAGGATTTTTTGAACATGATAGAAAGGCAGAGTTTTATTGTTCACCCTCAGAGGATTTTGATTTTTCACAGTACAATGAACACTTTGATTTAGTATTTACATCACCACCTTACTTTAGCGTAGAGCGTTATAGTTATGATGATACTCAAAGTTGGGTTAGATACAAAGATATAAACGACTGGAACAAAGATTTCTTACAGACGACCTTGGGTAACTTATGGGGCAGTATTAAGAGAGGTGGATACTTATTAGTGAATATATCAGATGTTTATACAAATTCTAAATGGTCAACCGATAGAGGTTGGTTGGAAATCTGTAATCCTATGAATGATTATCTATCAAAGTTAGGAGAGTATCAAGGTTGTATTGGAATGGAAATGGCTAAACGACCAAATAGTGGTGGGGCAGGAACGGCAAAGACTTACGAAGGTTCTGTGTGGACAGAAAAATCACTTGAAAACAAACAAGATAAGAAATTCGGAGAACCGATTTGGATATGGAAAAAGACATGAAAATTGAAAAATTTCAATATCCAGATTATGTTAATTTTAATAAGAAAATATTTCCAGTATTTTTAGAGTGGTCTAAAACAAAAGAAGATTTTCGTGAGAATAATGAATATCATAGGGATAGATATGATCAGAGAGTCAAAGAGAGAATCACATATTTTGATATGAATAAATCTTGGCATTCAGAAGATAATTTACAAGATAATGAGTTATTAAAACCATTAAAAGATTTTATTCTTGAAACTGCAAAAAAAACATTTAATAAAAAATTTAAATTCTATACTATGTGGACAATAATTACAAGAAAATATTCTAAAGGAGAACCACATTCACATCGTGGTTCTTATAGTGGTATATATTATGTAAATAATGGATGTTTTGATGATGATAACATTACAGGATGTATAAATTTTGAAATGAAAGACGGAGTAAAAAAAGTTAAGCCACGAGATGGTGATTTATTATTTTTCCCATCAGATACGGTACATTATGTTGATGAGTATCTTGGAGATGGCAATCGTGTTGTAATTTCTTTTAATTTGATGAAATGAAAGAAAAAACAGAACATAATATTTTTTGGTGTGCCGGAGTTGATTCTACTTATTGGGTTTGTAAAAAGTTAATTATAGATAAAGAACCAATTGAAACATATTATTTAGATTTTCCATGTGATGGAATAGACACCACAGGTTGGTCAGGTCCACGAAAGGATTTGGTAATAGGTGGTGGTAGATTTACACGAGATATAGAAAAAAAAGTGATGTCTAATTTGAGAAATCAAATAATAGATAGTTTTCCTTATACAAAGGAATTGTTTCCAGAAGTTGTAATGGTAGAAGAATTTGAGTTGGAAGATAGTGTTATACAATCTATAGAATATCTTTCTGAAACGTATAATCATAGTCGTAGAATTATTGATCAAAATACTTTTATGGCACAGTATACATTAAATAGAAAAGAATTTTTTGATATTTGTTATGAGAAAGATATGAATGTTGGTGGTTATTCACCAGCAACTCGGTTGTTGAGAGAACAAATGAATGATGATTTTACAATATCTCATTCTGAAATCAAAGAGTTAAATATTTATAAATATTGGAAATTTCCTATTTCAAAAACTTATAGACGAGATATGATTAGAGAATCTAAAAAACATGGTTTTATAAATATACTTGAAAATACTTGGTCTTGTAGATGGCCATCTGAAAATGGTGATCTTTGTAATGAATGGCCCTGTGTAAATTCATGTATAGAATTTCAAGATGACATTGATGTTGATTTCAAACGAAAAAGAAATTATAATGATTTGCTATGAAATTTAAATTAGAGTTTGATAACCTTAAGCAAATAATTAAAGAAAAATGTAAATCTAAAAAGGTTATATATTTTCCTAATCCAGGTAATTGGGGTGATGGAATACTTAGATATGCGACTTTAAAATTATTTGAAGATATTGATTTAGAATATAAAGAAATAGGTTATGATTATGATAAATCTTATGATGGTGATATTGCAATTTATGGAGCTGGTGGTGCGTGGTGTGATATTCATCCACACGGTAGAATCATTACTGAGAATTTATTAAGAGATGGATTTGAGGTTATAGTTTTACCATCTACTTATGCATATAAACATCACATCGATAATACAATTTTTTTTCGTAGAGATAAATTTGAAAGTAAGTTGAATATAAAAAATTCTATTTTTTGTCCAGATATGGTATTCTATCTTGAAAGTGAAAATTTGAAAAGGAAAAAGGGAAGAGGAATTGGATATTTTTTCAGAACAGATATAGAAAGTTCAAATAAATATAAAATTCCATCAACTAATTATGATATTAGTGCTGATGGAAATGAATGGTCACCCCCAGAACCTTTTTTTGATGAAATAAATAAATATTCTGTTATACATACTGATAGGTTGCATATTGGAATATCAGCGTGTTTGTTAGGAAAAGAACTTCATTTATATGATGGAGCATATTTTAAAAATTTAAGTTTATATCTAACAAGTGTACTTGATAATTTTGATAATGTATATTTTCACGAGGAATAGTTAAATGAAAACTTTACATATATATCCATTAGAACAAAGAATTGATAAATCTAAACATATAAGATCATGTTCAATTGTAAAATTGAATAATGATTTCAAAGAAGATGAATTTATTCTTTGGTTTAAATTTAATAATTTAGAATTCATTTCTGATATTGATGATAATGATTGTGATTCTTATTTACTTAGTATGATTCATGATGCTATGGTAGAAAACAGAAAAATAGTTGTACATGGTTCTGTATCAGAGAGTTTGTTAAACAATTTAGTAGAATATATTAATATTTGGAGCACTTGGTGTAATGTTGATTATTATGGTCATACTAAAGAAGTTAAGTGTAATTATATAGAAATAGATGTTGAAAATATAGTAGAGGATTATAATATTCACGACCAGATATCTTACGGAGTCCCATATCAGGATCATTCTGCAGCAGTACTCGCGTTTAGTGGTGGAGTAGATAGTATGTTTAGTTTATGGAGTCATTATAATAATGAATTAAGTCATCAAAATAAGAAAATTAAATATGCTGTGTTTATTGGTGGAGCAGATATTAGTTTATCTCTATTAGAAAAGTATGATATTTGGTTTAAAGATATATCAGAAATATTAAATTCTATGGGAATTTCTTTTCATAGAGTAGATACAAATTTTAGAGAAGTATCAACTTCTTATTGGCCAATGAGTCATGGAGTGGCACTTACTTCAATTTTGAATCATTTTAAACCAATGGTTAGAACTGGTATTATAGCTTCATCCACAAATTATACTGATTTTATTTCTGGTGTAAAGGGGCATTTACCTTGGGGTACAAACCCAATTACAGATTATTTGATGGGACAAGAAAATTTTAAAATTTTACATAGTGGGGGAACTCATAGAAGGCAAGATAAAATATTGAAGATTGGTTCTTGGTTGGATGGTAAAAATAATTTAAGGAGTTGTTGGGAAGGCCCTCATGGGATAAAACAAATGAATGAAAATATTCTTAATTGTGGAAAGTGTAGAATGTGTATAAAAACAATGTTTTGTTTTATGATAAATAAATTGGAGATTCCAAATAGTTTTCCAATTTGTAATATTGATGAAGTATCGTGGGATGAAATTGAATTTTATCGTAAGGATAATTTAGATGATACTGGATATTCACCAACAGTTTTTACAGAAGAAGAATTAAGGAATTATGGATTTAATATTGGAATATATTGGAAAGAAAAATTATTTACAATTTATAGTAAAAAAACAAAATGGGTAGATGCATTTTATGAGATGGTAAGAAATCAATGAAATATTTATTTGTAATTTATACCGATTTAGAGTATAAGGAACATTTAGACCATTTTAAAACCCAAGAATTTTATCAACAAATTTGTGATGATACTAATATTGAGGTTATAGAGTGGGGAACAGATTTTCATACAGATTATAAAGATTTACCAATTAAAACTCAACAAATGATGAAGTGGTGTAGTGAAAATAAAGAATACGATTATTTAATAAAATGTGATGATACTATTTTTAATGATACTTGGAAATTTTATAAACCACGATTTACATATGAGAATATTTTTGTAAAGGGTAGAGATGGATTTTCTTATACTTGTGATAGATGGGGAGATCAAAGTTGGTCAAAAGTTTGTGAAGATAATAATGATGATTATTGGGGAATAAATTATATAGGACCACAATCAGATGAAATATGGAAAATATATTTTGATGGACATTATGGTAAAAATAAAATAGATTATAATTTAAAGTTTATCAAAAATGATATTCAGTTTTATGAAGGTAAATATTTTATGGTATCACGAGATTTAAGTATATTTATAGGTGAACAAGAAAAGTTCGCCAAAGACATGGCAAAGAATATGCCAGGAGTTGAGGATATAATGGTTGGTTATTTAGCAGAGTCGTTTTAAATGAAAAAGGTTTTTGTAACATTAGCAAACAAAGAATTTTTACCTTATGTTAAACCATTAGAAGTTTGTGCAAAAGAGGTTGGAAAATGGGATGGAGATTTTGTTTGTATCACAGAAGATTCAGAATTTGTTAAAAAGATTCCAGGGAATCCATCTATTCATTTTTATAAAATGTTTTTGTTTCATGAGTACTTTAACCAATGGGATTGGATATTTTATTGTGATTTAGATGTTATGTTTTTAAATAAAATAAATTTGGAATTAAAGAATAGGCAAAAGGATATTTTATATGCAAATGATGATGATCTTAAATTTCATGAGCAATTTAGCAAATTGCCAGTAGAATTAAATCCCGTTTCAGATTATAAATCATTTCAGACTTGTTTTTTGTTATTTAATAAACAAATTATTGGGGATGATTATTTTAGCAAGTTGTATGAGTGTTATTTAGATTATTTTGTTTATAGAAAAATTGCAAAATATAGTTGGTGGGATCAAACAATTTTCAATTCAGTTTTCATTGATTCTTGGCATGAGCTTGGTGATAAATTTGTTAATAGATGTCCAGTTTTAAATGAAATTGATTGGGACATATCAAAGTTAGAAAATGGTTATTATGATAATACGGACTATTCAGATAAGATAGCTGTACATTTTTTTAGTTTTTTTCCACCATGGAACGAAAACAATTTAAAATTTTACCCAATATGGAAGGAGTATAATGACAGATTCTAAACAAAAACATGGAGAATACATTAAATATGATGATTCTGGAAGAATTACAAACATTGATTGGTATACAGATGGAAATCATGATTGTAGTTTAGATATTACAGATGGAGAACATATTTATACTCACGGTGATGGAAAACTTTGGCAAAAATATACTTTAAAGGGTGGTAAACCAGATGGTGAGTGGGTTTTATATCATTCAAATACTCGAATGAGTTTTTATAGAAAATTTAAGAATGGTTCAAGAGAGGGAATTTGGACAGGATGGCATAATGATGCTACAAGATGGATGGTTGAAACTTATAAAGACGATAAAGAAAATGGATCTTTTAAGAGGTGGAGATATGGTGAAGTACCTCAATTTGAAGGTTATTATAAAGATGGTAAAAAAACTGATAAATGGATTTATTATTATGAAAGTGGAATACATGAATATGGTGGAAAATATAAGAATGGTAAAAGAATAGGAAAATGGGAAAGGTGGCATGATGTATCAGGTCAAATATTTGCTATATCATATTATAAATATGGAAAATTAAATGGGAAATATACTGAGATTAACGAGGCTGGAAATGTATCAGTTGATGGTAATTATAAAAATGGTGAAAAGGATGGTAAATGGGTTTCTTTAAATAAAAATAAAAAAGTGGAAATGGAATTTAATTACAAAGATGGAAAGTTACATGGAAAGAAAATTTATTTTAATAAGTTAGGAAACCAAGCGAAAGTAGAATTTTACAAAAATGGGGAAATAGACAAGACAATTAATTATCATACTAATTTAGACCAAAAATTTAGGGAATTTAATTATGTAGATGGTAAGTTGAATGGGAAACATACAGAATTTGATAAAAAAGGAAATATAATTCTTAATGGTTATTACAAAGATGGTGAAAAGGACGGTAAATGGGTTTTACTATCTCTTGGTGGTGATCCACGGAAAGAGGAAAATTATTTAGAAGGTAGATTAAGTGGTATCGTTAAAAAATGGCATCCTAATAAAAAACTTTGGGTAGATGGTGAATATAGAAATGGTAAAAAACATGGAACTATCAAGAGTTTCCATTTTAATGGTGAAAAATCAACTCGTGAAAATTGGAATCAAGATAAAAAAGATGGTGATTGGACTGATTGGCATAAAAATGGAAATAAAAAAATGGAAACCATATATTCTAAAGGTGAAATACAAGGTAAACGGGTAGATTGGTATGTGAGTGGTAAATTAAAAAATGAATACTTTTGTAAAGACGATAAAATTCATGGAAATTTTTTAGAAAATTTTCCTAATGGCATCATTAGAAGTAAGGGTAAAGTTAAAAAGGGAAAAATGGATGGAAAATGGACATTTTGGTATCACAATGGACAAAAAGAGTGTGAGGTTATTTGTAAAAATGGAGAACTTATTGATGGTAAAGTTTGGGACGATGATGGCAATAAAAAAGAAAGTTTAAGATTTAATTTAACTTGGGAAGGTTCTGATGAACTACAGGATATTTGATGGTAAAATATAAAAAAGTACCAAATAATAAAAATGCAATAGAGATTGATGGAAAGGTAGTACTGTCATTTGATCCAAGGTATAAAAAATATTTGAAATGGAAAGATAAAAATCCTGAGTTAGAGGAAAGATTAATAGATAATTTAGAACAAGAAATAGAAAATGAAAAGTTGTATAATCTTGGTGCTCCACATACGGGATCTAATAGTTGGAGTTGGTATAATGAAGATGGGAAATTAGGTTTGGAATCTGAAATGAGTGGGGGTAAGAAAGATGGAGAAGAGAAGGCATATCACGATAGTGGAAATTTAAAGTCTATATTTGAGTATCAAAATGATGTGATTCATGGTAAATCAAAAAATTGGTATGATAATGGTGAATTAGAAATGGAAGGGAATTTTAAGAACGGTAAAAAAGATGGTAAATGTATTTTTTATTTTGAGAATGGTAATAAAAAATGGGAAGGTAATTACAAAGATGATATTGTTTATGGTCAATTGATTCAATATAAAGAAGATGGAAAGATAAGGTCAAAAGAAAATTATATAGATGGGGTTTTAGATGGAAATTACGAATTTTATCATAAAAATGGAAATTTAAGACAAAGTGGTTGGATACAAAATTATATGAAAAATGGAGAAATTAAATCATATTGGGAAAATGGATATTTACAATTATTAGAAAATTTTAAGATGGGAAGTAAACACGGAATAATCAATAAATATGGAATAGATGGAAAAATGCTTATGTCGGGTCAATATAAAAATAATTATCGTCATGGAAATTGGACATGGTATTATATAGATAACACGTGTCTTCCTCTCTCTCGGATAGAGAGAGTGAGAGAAGGTCTCAGAGCAAAGAGGAAACGAGAGGTATATGAATTTTCAGATTTAAAAAAGGTTATTGATTGGAATGAAAAAGGACAAAAAGTTAGTGAGGCAACCAAGAGTGCTACTGGATACGGTATATGGAGAAATCTTACTTGGTATTCAAGTGGAGTTAAAAAACATGATGTAAATTACACAATAATGCACCATTTACACGGAAAATGGTCAGAATGGCATACGAATGGTGTAAAAAGAGCAGAAGGTAATATGCAATATGGAATGATGCAAGGAAAGTGGATATTTTGGCATCATAATAGAAAAAAAGAATTAGAATGTGAGTTTGATTTTGGAAGGCCCGTTGGTAGTGCAAAAATATATCATGATGGTGGTCAATTAAAGGAAGTGGTAAATTTTTGAAAAAAAATAATTTAACATTAATTGATACATACAATTTGTGGTATGATGGTTTAGAGGTAGATTATTTGTCAGGAAACTTTGACCTTATGATACAGTCTACTTGTAATTTACATTGCAAAGATTGTAGTATTTTAGATTGGAAAGGAAATGAATATCCTGGACAAACGATGAAACTTGAAGATGTTATAAATATAAATGAAAAGTTGATTAAACTTGGAATTATAGTGTATAGGTTAACTTTATTGGGTGGAGAGCCTACTCTTAATAAAGATATTATTAAGATTATAAAATATTTATCAGAGTTTAAAAATATAACTTTTAAAGAATTAAAGTTGATTACTAATGGTTTATATTTTAAAAAAGATATTATTAAGTCATTTGAAGATTTAGATAGTTTAAGAATCTCTATATATCCTTATACTTTGGATATGAAAAAAGAACTTATAAGAAGTCCATTGTATAAACATTTACTATCAATTACTGATCTTGAAGTAATAGAATTTGATCAATTTATTTGTTATGGAGTTGAGGATCCTAAGTTAGAATATAGTAAAGAATTAAATTGGGAAAGATGTTTGAAAAAGAGTTGGTGTAGACATCTTACAATAGATGGATTGTATAGGTGTGATATTTTAGAAAATATAGGGAAAGAATTTTGTGATATGTCAGATAAAAATAAGGTAATAGATTATATAAAATCTGATGTTCCATATGATTATTGTGAAAAATGTCCACAACCTGCATTAAGTAAACCATGGCAGAGTAATAATCCAGAAGTAGATAAAAAGAATACTAAACGAGGAATTTCTTTAATAAAAGAATGGAACTATGAGTAAGATATTTTTAATAGGTTATATGGGAGTTGGTAAAACTACAGTTGGTAAAGTTTTATCAGAAAAACTGAATTGTGATTTTATAGATCCAGATGATAAAGAACATTGGATAAGACGAGGTTTTCCTAATGGTCGAAGTGATGCATGGCATGTTAGTAAGGAAAAATTCTATGATATAGAAACAGAAATACTTAAAGATTATATATTAAGTAACGTTGGAAATTTTGTATATTCTACAGCAGGTTCTATTGTTTTACGAGAAGAAAATGTAGATTTAATGAAGTCAAGTGGAACAATAATTTTTTTAAATGCCAATGCTAAGATTATACATGATAGGTTAAAAAATTCAGATAAACAATTTCATGTGTCAAAAAATTATAATGAAGAAGATGTAAAAGAGTTTATGAAAGGTAGAGAACCTAAATATAAGTTTGCTGATTTAGAAATTGATACGAGTGATAAGTCTGTTGAAGAAGTTTCTTCAACTATAATAAAGTTGTTAAAGTTATGACTGATGAATATTATATGGAATTAGCTTTAGAGGAAGCTAAAATTGCATTGGAAGGAGGAAATTGGCCAATAGGTTGTGTTATTGAACTTGATGGAGAAGTAATTGCTAAAGAACATAATAGGGTTTATGATTCAAAGTCTCGGATTGAACATGCTGAAAAAATTGCAATAGAGAAAGTTTCACAGATTCTATGGGATAATCCAGGACGGGCAACTCTTTATACTACCTATGAACCTTGTCCTATGTGTTTTGGGGCGATTATGTTAAGTGGGATAAAGAAAATTGTTTTTGGGTCTAATGTAGATAAGAGTGGTGCTTCAAATATTAGAAAACATTTACCATCTGTATATCAGGAAGATTATTATAAGGTGGATATAGTTGGGGATGTTTTAGAGAAAGAATGTACTGAAGTATTTTTAAAGGGAAATAAAGCCTTCTTACTTGAAAAATATAAATTGTATTATGTATTAGAAAAGAATAATATTGATAGAGATATATTAAAAGAGAATGATGTATTTTTAGTTGGTAGTTCAATTTTACGATTATTTATGAATATACCATTAGATACAGATTTAGATTTTTATATTGAAATGGAAGAAAATTATAAAAGAGTTGATAAATATTTTAATAATAATTTTCATTTTAATTATAATTGGACTATGGAAGATGGAAATTTTAAAAGTTATAAATGCAATTCTAATGAAGTTCAGTTAATGAATCGATTACAATCTGTAGATAAGTTTATTGATAATTTTGATTTTACTATAATTAAAAGTTATTTTTCTTTTAAAGATGAGAAGTTTGTTTTTCATAAAAGATTTTTTGATGATATAAAATGTAAAAAGTTAGTATATGAATCAAAGGATAATCCTGGACCAATAGGGACAATGAAAAGAATTGATAAATATAAAAAATTAGGATTTAAAGTAGATAATAAAAGTTTTAAAAAGTTATATGATGATGTTAAATCTGCTAGAGAAGGTGGTTATTTAGATAAATTAAAGGGAGTGGTTAAGAAAGTAAGTTGGTTACGGGCTAAAGAAATATATCCAAATATTCCAAACATAGATTTCTTTGTTAATTGGTTGATGGAAATAAAAGAACATAAATATTTTGATAAATTTAATTATTATTTATTTGGTGGTTTTATATCTTGGCCAGAAAAAACTAAGGATATAGATATATTAATAACAAAAAGAGATGGTCAACATACTACCCTAAAAGAACTTGAAAAATTAATGGTGGATATGTTCGATTTTGCATACGACATTCACGGATTTTTTCTTGATACTTGTTATATGAGAATTCCACAATGGATAGCAGATTATCCAAGAAATAAAGAAATTTTGAAGTCGGTAGAAAAAAAACAGTTATTTATCACCATAACAAAAAATAAACCTGAATATATGGTCAAATTTAAAAGGTATGGAAAACTTAATTGTTGTTATATGGGAACTTGGGAAAAGTTTTGGAAAGATAAAGATATCGAATCAGAGATGATTCATAGATGGGTTGATTTAGATGCAAATTATACAAAAATGGTAGATTTAAGAAGAATCATAAAGTATTATGATAATGATAAGGAAAGAAATATAGAAGATTTTTTGAATGAGTTTCAAGAATATTCGGGTTATTAGATATGAAAAAATTATATAATCCATATTTAAAAATATCAGCTTGTCAGAATTATATTGAGTATTCTAAATCTATTTTAGATTTAACTTTACATCAACGAGATATGTTGAATGTATTAGATAATTGGAAACAAGATGTTAGTTATTTTTCATTGTTAGATATTGGTTGTGGACTTGGAAATATTGTTAATAATGATGTTATAAAAAGATTTAAGAATTATACTGGAGTAGAACCATCAGAAGAATTTTTTAAATATGCAAATAAATATAATAAAAATGATGGAGTAAATTTTTATAATTGTTCGGTAGAAGATTTACCATTTGAAGATAATAGTTTTGATTTTATGATATCAAATGAAACTTGGTATTATATTAAAGATATAAATAGGGCAGCAGAAGAATGTGGTCGTGTATTGAAAGAAAAATCTCCTGTTCTTATATATACAAGGAATCCAAACAATATGTTATCGTGGCCACAGATAGATAAATTAATAAATAAGACAAAAGAAGATATTGAAGTACATTCTGTTATAAACACTTCTTTTGGTGAATGTGATATTGGAGAACATTTTTTATCAAGGATTTCAATGGATGATTTAATTAAATCTTTTGAACGAGTAGATATAAAAATAGTATTGGTAAATTATCATAAATTTAATAAAGTGATATTGGATACATCGGTTTCCATACAAGGAGAAAAAAATGATTAGTTTTATTATACCTTTTTCTACGATAGAAAAAGATAAGTTTTTAAACTTAAACGAGAAAGAAGATTTGTGGAAAGAAAATGATTCTGCAAATATAATCTATTCTACTATAAAAACAATTAAAAATATTAATTCACTTGAATGTGAAAAAGAAATTTTATTAATGGATAATAGTCATACTTGGCCAGAGATAAAATTACCAAATGTTAGAGTTATTAAGGGATGGCAAGCATTACCACTTAAAGAACTTGAAAAGATTCCAGAATACATGAACCACAGAGATATACAGGCAAGTTTAGATAACCTTGGTTGTTTGACTATGTGGGTATCTATGGCATTTCATTTGGGAACACAAGAAGCAAAGGGCGAGTATGTGGTATTACAACATAATGACACATTCTATCATCAAGATTGTATAGATGAAATGATTAAAGAAATGGAAGAAGAAGAACTTGAATATATTTCAGTTGATAATAAGAAGATATGGATTTCAACTTATTTGTTAAATAAAGATTTTTTAGATAAATATATTAAAGAATATACTGCACAACCAGTTATAATAAGACCTGAAAATGGTGGATATATAAAAACTAAAAAGGTTGGATTTGCAGATGCGTATTTTTTCATGTGTAAGAGAAAGTTCTTTGATAATTATAATATAGACTGGTACTATGGTGATACGAATCATGGTGCTACTGTTTATTGTCTCTATAATGATTTAAAGTATCTTCATTTGGGTCCCTATTATGATAATCCAAATTGGGAAACGGAAGATACGTTACATACATATTACTATAAAGATGAGCCATTTTTAACTCATCTTAAAGGTGGATTTTCAGAAAATAAGATGTCATCAAAAGATTTTGAAGAAGAATTTAATAGTTATTTACAGGAATTAAAAAATGCAAAATGAACATACCCTATGGGTAGAAAAATATAGACCAACTTCGTTAGATACATATTTAGGTAACGAACACTTAAAGAGTAAGGTATCTCTTTATCTTGAAAGTGGAGATATACCACATTTACTTTTATATGGAAAGGCAGGTACAGGTAAAACTACACTTGCAAAGATACTCGTAAATCACATAGAGTGTGATTATATCTATATTAATGCGAGTGATGAAAATAATGTGGATACAGTTCGGAACAAGGTGAAGATGTTTGCATCTACATTAGGTTTCAAAGATTACAAGGTCATTATACTTGATGAGTGTGATTATATCACACCAAATGCCCAGGCCGCACTAAGAAATTTGATGGAAACATTTAGTAAACATTGTAGGTTTGTTTTAACCTGTAATTTCGTAGAGAGAATAATTGACCCGATACAATCTCGATGCCAGACATTCCAAACTACACCACCATCCAAAAAGGAAGTGGCAGTTCATTTATCAAAAATATTGGAAACCGAAGAAGTAGGATATGAACTATCTGATATAGCACTTTTAATAAACAGTGTATATCCAGATATAAGACGAGTTATCAATTCCGCACAACGACAATCAGTAGAAGGTGAATTGACAATAGATAAACAGAGTATCGTAGAGAATGATTATAAGTTAAAGTTATTAGAAATATTAAAGACACAAGATAGGAAAAATGCATTTAAGAGCATCCGTCAGTTATTGGCAGATAGTCAAGTTAAGGATTACGCAGACTTATTTAGACTACTATATGATGAAGTAGATAGTTATGGTAAGGGACATATTGCAGAATGTATTTTAGTATTAGGAAAGTATGAATTAAGTGATAGTCAGGTAGTTGATAAAGAAATCAATGCTATGGCTATGATAATAGAATTATTAGGAGTCATAAAATAAAAATAAATCCTGCATATTTTATTAAAACGAAAGAAGGTAATTCGAAAGATATTGGAAAATTTGAATATCCAGATTATATTGATTTTAATAATAAAATAGGCTCATTACTTATAGAATGGTCTAAAACTAAAGAAGATTTTCGTGTAGGTGGAAGTGAACGACATACATATTTTGATATCCAGCACACTTGGCATTCAGTAGATAATCTTTTTGAGTATGAACAATTTTTTTCATTACGTGATTTTATACTTGAAAAAGTGTCATCTTCTACAAGATTTGAATCAATGTGGGCGATAATAGCTAAAAAACATTCTAAAGGAATAAGACATTCTCATAAAGGAACTCATAGTTATTGTTATTATGTAAGTAATGGCCATAATGATGAAAAAATTACAGGTAAAATGTTATTAGAAACACAAGATGGAAATGTAGTAATTGAACCACAAGATGGTTTTTTATATGTTTTTCCAGCTACTACAGACCATACTATATATGAGTATTTAGGTGAAAATACTCGCATTGTTATCGCCGGTAATTTGGTGATAGAGGAGTTATAAAATAGTGTATGACTATCTAAGAGAAATTCCACCTGTTTATAAAAACGAGTACAAAAATTTAGTTATTAACTCTGGAATGATACCTTGTAAATCTGATATAAAATATCAATTGGTATTAATCTCATACAACGAAGAAAAGGTGATAGGTGGATGTATAGAATCAATTATTAATCAGACAGCCTCTCCAAATGAGTTTGAAGTGTTAATTATTAACAATTGTTCTACTGGAGAAGAATTTGATAATACTGAATTAGTAGTTAAAGAAAAATTAGAGAAGTATAAATATGATAATATACATTTAATAAATGTAAAATTTCCTAAAGAAATTACAAGTGCATCCTTAGCTGCAAAGTATGGTATGGATATTGCTCTGTATCGATGGAGGGAGTATTCAGAATTTAATAATGGAATAGTTGCATTTTTTGGAACAGATAATGTATTTGAAAATCATTTTGTTATGGAAGTATTAAATACTTTTAGATCACCATCTAAATATGAGAATCCACATCAATTATATCCAATAGGATTAGGTGAGGATAGGATAGATATATTAGTAACAAATTGTGGGGGCAATCATAAGTTTTCCAGTTTTAAAGATATAGTTGATATTTCAATATTAAATCCTTATATAAAAAAGATAGAAACTATGAATCAGTTATTGGGAAAATGGTATTATGAAAATTTTGATATAGTTTGGGGAGTAAAAAAAGAAAAAAAAGTAAATTTAGATGAAAGGTTAATATACCGATATTCAGATAAAAGTCCAATATGGCCCAAAACATTTAGAGCATCAATTTATGATGAATTGGGTGGTGTTAAAATTCAAGCACAAGAGGAACAGGCGATAATAATTAAAGCGGTAATTAATGATTGTGTTGTAAAATTTAATGATTTAACAAATTTTACTCATATACATAGATTAGAAAAACCAAGAGTTCCTGATGGTAGTTTCACACAATTATTAGTAGATAGTTTTGGGGCATATACAAATAAAGAAGAATTACAGGTTTATAAACTTGATTATTGGACAATGAGAAATAATATTGAAAAATATTTTTATGAAAAAACTTTCTATGAAAATTGGAATCCTACATTTTTTTCAGAGAAAGATTTACAAAAAATTAAGAAAGATTCAGGAGAATCATATTTATATTTTAAGAACAAATTTATTTATCAATTTCAAGATGATATAAATAAGATTTATAAAAAAATAAGTATTAATAAAGTTATTAATGACATAAAAAAGGAGTTGTAATGAACGAAAAATATTGGGGCGAAAAGAAACCACCTGCTAAAAAAGGTGCACAGCCTAATGGTATTAAACCAGAAAAACATATAGCAGTTCATGAGAATAAGATTTATTATTATGCTGGTGTGAATAGAGATAGTGCGGCAGAATTAAATAAAAAGATAGGTGAGATAGAATCTAAAAGTTTGACACTTGGATATAATTTAGACATAGATCCACCTACACTTAAATTACTAATAAATTCAGGAGGTGGTTCAATCACTGCTGGTATTTCATCAATGGATACTATATTGAGAACAAAAGTTCCAGTACATACTTATGTAGATGGGTTCTGTGCAAGTGCAGCCACATTTCTTTCAGTAGTAGGTGAGAAAAGATTTATGAGTAGAAATTCTTATATGTTGATTCATCAGTTATCTACAAACTTTTGGGGAAAATATTCTGAGTTTGAAGATGAGAAACAGAATCTTGATTTGATGATGACTACTATTAAGAATGTGTATAAAGAATATACAAAAGTTCCAATGAAAAAAATTGATGAAATTTTAAAACATGATTTGATGTGGGATGCAGAAACGTGTAAAACTTTGGGATTAATTGATGAGATAATATGATGAAAATTTTTGAAGTTGGAATAATGAGAACAGGAACTACTTCACTTGGTCTCGCTTATGAAATTTTAGGATTTAAACATAAAGGGTGTGATCATATTTTAAATGAAGAATTAAATGAAAAAGAAGATTATAATATATTATTTGATGTGATTGATAAATATGATGCATTTGAAGATGTACCATGTCAATCAGTAGAAGTTAAAATATTAGATGAGAAATATCCTAATAGTAAATTTATTTTGTTAGAAAGGGATGATGAGAGTTGGATTAAGAGTTTGGAATATTGGTCATCTCCTGGATTAAAAGAAAATGAAGATTGGAAAACATGGATTAAATTCGATAGAGAGTTGGTAACTGAAAGGTGGGTAACAGATAGAGACAATTTAATTAAAGAACATTTGGATTACAAACATGAAAAATATAATATTGTTAAAGAATATTTCAGGAACAGACCTGATGATTTATTGGTAATGAATATTTGTGGTGGTGAAGGGTGGGAAGTATTGTGTCTATTTTTAAATAAACCCATTCCAAGTGTTCCATTTCCAAAATTAAATGTTTGGGCATCAAATTTTGAATAAATATTTATAGGAGTATTTAATGAATGTATTAGTTATAGGAGATAGTTGTAAGGATGTTTTTATCTATGGAGATATAGAAAGAATAAGTCCTGAAGCACCAATTCCAGTTTTTAAACCAACACACGAAGAATCAAATGGTGGTATGGCAAAAAATGTTGCAAATAATGTTGAAGCATTGGATATGACCATTTATACCATAACAAATAAAAATACTATTACAAAAATAAGATTTGTAGAAAATCGTTCTGGTCAAATGGTATTAAGGGTTGATGAACATGATTATTGTGATAGAATAAAAATAAAAAAATTACAAGGTATAATGAATAATAAATTTACATCTTATACTTTGATGGGCACTGTAGATAAGATTGATGCAATTATCATATCAGATTATTGTAAAGGATTTTTAGAAGAATCTGATATTCAACACATTTGTGAAAATAATAAGAATGTATTTATTGATACTAAAAAGAAACTTGGTAAGTGGATTAAAAACGCAGATTATATTAAGATAAATGAGTTGGAATATAAGAAGAACCATGAATTACTTTCAGACAAGGGGTTTGAAGAAAAACTTATTGTTACATTAGGTAGTAAAGGATGTAGATATAACGGAAAAGATTTTCCAGTAAAAGAAGTTCCTGTTAAAGATGTAAGTGGAGCAGGAGATACATTCATCGCAGGATTAGTTCGTGGTTATTTAGATACACAAGATATAGAAAGTGCAATAGAATTTGCACAAGAATGTACAACACACGTGGTACAAAAACACGGTGTTGCAATAGTTACATTAAAGGAGTTACAAAATGGCTAAAAGAAAACTACCTCAACAACCACAAACAGAAGTTAAGGTTGATTTATCAAAAGCAGATACTATAAAATGTGATGATTGTGGAAATTATCTTTTTATTACAGCAAGTGTAATTAAGAGAATTTCACCAATTTTATCACCAACAGGACAAGAAGCACTTGTTCCTGTTCAAGTATATAGTTGTGGAAATTGTGGTAAAGTTCCAAAGGTGTTTTTAGAGGGAAGTGGACTTGGTTTAGATGAAGAAATCAATAAACCAAAAGAAGATGCACTTTCGCGACCTGATTTGATGGGATAATGTTAGAGTCTATATCATTAGATATTGCAAATTATTGGACATCAAATGATTTTTTAACAGAATCCAATAAAAATTGTGGAACTCTTGTTGCATTCGATTGGAGAAAAAAATATTTATCTGAGATAAATACTAATATTGATTTAAGTGATTTAGAAGTTGATAATTTTAAATTTGATGTTTTTGCAGAATTTTTAAAGAAGAATAATTTTACTTTCGTGTTAGGATTGAGAAATATTTCATATACAAAGAATCCATCTCCAGAATGGACAGATAAATTTAAAGAAATATTAAAATCTAATGAGATAGACTATGATGAATATACAATAGGTAATTGGCCAACACCAATTCCAGAATTTGACGTTCCCGATAATATTTTTATTTTAAGATATTCATATGATCCATATAGTAAGATAGACCAATTTGCATCTGTTAATCTATTATTTAGAAATTGGTTGAAAAAAAGTGATTGGGAAGAATATTATAAAGATAGTAAAATTGTGGAAAGGACGAGAGTTATAGTTTTATGTAGTGATATAGAAAATTTAATATTACATGAGAGTTTTGATAAATGATTAAATTATGGTAAGGATATGCAGAAATTAATTTATGCAATAGGGGATAGTTGGACATATGGTACTGAATTGGATAATCCAGAGACGGAATGTTATCCTTATCTTTTATCACAAAAACTTGGATGTGATTTAATAAATGAGGCTAAACCAGCCGGATCAAATGATTGGATGTTTAGAAAATCTGTTGAATGGATTGCCACAAACGATACTTCAAAGATTCATACTTTTATTGTGGGCTGGTCAATGGCAGATAGGAGAGAAGAACATTTTAAATTCTTTCACGGGGGACCTCCCAAATGGGAAAGAAAGTATAGTTGGCATTCAGGAGAAGATAATGATTTATCCAAGTTTATTAGTAAGAAGTTACATAATACGAGATTACAATCAATAAAAACTTTTATATATATGTACACCTTACAAGAACTACTTAAAAAGAATAATGTTAATTATATATTTTATTTTCCCTGGGAAGATTTGCTACTACAAGATGAATGGTACAATGGAGAGATAAAAAAGGATGTTCATGATATTTATATAAAGATAGATAAAAGGTATTGTGTTGAACCCCAAAGATTCCGGATCCAGGGGTTACATCCAAATAAGTATCAACATATACTGATGTCAAATGGATTATATGAAAATATAATAAGGAGAATTATATGATATTCCAAATTAACGATGTTCATTATATTCAGGAAAGTGCATCGCTTGATAGTGTAATAAATTTCGTATCCTATTATTTCGAAGATAGTGGATCAAGGACTGGTGGTGGTATAAATACTGTTAGGAAACATTATAGTTTACAATTAAATACAGTACATTCATCTGAATTTATTGGTTACAATAGTGTAACTACATCTTCATTGAAAGATTGGATTGAGACTTCACATGGAAATACTTGGGGTTCATTTACTTCAAGTATTGATACTGCAATAAGTACAAGTTTATCAGCAGATGTGAATTCATCTACACCACTACACAGTATAACATGGAATTCAGGTTCTATGGCTAGGGATACTAATCTTACTCAAGTTTTCTTTGCATTGGGTGAAGGATGGAGCGGCTAGATATAGTGGGTATGTAGATGATTAAAAAACCATTATCTTGTAAATTAATATCATCTGATATTGATATTGATTTAGACGGTTTATTATTAACAAAAATTGGTAGTTATAAAAAGGTTATTAAAGAATTAATTTATGATATACATAAAGAACTTTCTGATCCTTGGGATGATATATGGTCCTTTGATGATGTAATTGAGAGATTTGATAAGGGTGAAATTTTATGGTTAGTTTTGAAGGATGAGAAACCAATAAGTTGTAGTTGGATATCAGTTAAGTCTAAAAAGAATTTGTATGTCTATAATACTTGGTTAAAACCAAAATTACGAGGAACACCTTTATTTAAAAAAATATCATTGGTTAGAAATAATAAGTTGTATAATTTAGGTTATGAAAAACTTCTATGTGTTACCGATAATGTTCGTGCAGAATGGGGATTAAAAAAGATTGGATATAAAGAAGATAATTGGTTAAATATCCATTATACATTTTGGACAGGTGGATATGATTCAACTTTTTATGTGTGTAAACTTTTGACAGAGGGGGAAATAGTACAACCGATTTATATAGACGATAGAGTAAATCACGGTGGCTATCATGCAAATCCACTTGTAAAACAAAGAGGTGGTGATACTTATCCAAGAAAATCTACGGAAATAGAATTGGAAAGAATGGATTGGTTAAGGCAAAGAATTTATGAAAAAATTGAAAAGTCTAAATATTTATTGTTGGAAACAATGGTTATTGATAAACCGATAGAAGAAGATGAAGAAATAAGTAAGGTTGTAGAAAAATACAATGAATGGATTCCCGAATCATTATACAGAGATAAAAATGGTGATACACATTGGTTAGAGGCCCAAGCAGATATGGTATTGAGATTTGGAAAACAATTTGGTTATAGAATAAATTACCCTATAAATTATATTGAAGATGATTGGTATGAAATTCTTGATTCTGCAATCAAAGATGGGAAGTTTTATTCTGAAAAATTACCAGAAGAAAATAAAGATTTGAGTATATTTGGTGTATTTGATTATCCATCAAGACATTTAAAAAAAGAAGAAATGCTAAAGATAGCAGAAAAAAGAGGATTTGATGAGTTATTGTATTATACTTGGACTTGTTGGTATCCTAAAAATGGTAAACCTTGTAATGAATGTAAGGTTTGTTCAGAACGAATAATAGAAAGTAAGGAAATAAAAATATGAAATCGTTTATAAGAAAAATAATATTTTGGTTGTGTTTTGGTATAGCATTTATTGATGCCCAAGAGATAGAAATCAAAAATAGTATAATAGGATATACTACATTAGGAGATACAGTTTCTTTTGATAAACCTTATGTGTGGTCATTGATAAAAGGAGATAAGTGGTTTACATCACTTTTCATAGATGCACCTTGGGCAAGAGGTGATGTTTATGTAGAGGAATTAATGTATAAACCATATAGTGATAAATTCACTATTGCCGTTGGACGACAGGCAATCCCATTTGGTTCTAATGTTCCATACCTTGATTTAACAAGAGGAGATAAGTTTACTTATCGAACACACACGGAACATGATGTTGGTTTGTTATATTTTGGTGATGGGGTTAGTGCATATGGTGGAATTGGAGATTTCTTTATTGAAACATATTATGGTTCTGATATTGAAAATGGATGGGAAGATTATTCTACAGCTAGATTCAGTTATGAATGGAAAGATCAATTTGTAGGGTTTTCATATGATAATCAAGATAGACAAGCACTTGATATAAGTGGATATAGTAAATATGTTGATTATGTTAGTGAAATAGGTTTAAGTCATGATTATCAATGGGTTAGAGCAATAGTAAAACCTGGTTTGTATGGTGTTTCTTTATTGGCAGGATATGAAACAACTAATGGTGAAAGTCAGGCATTATATGGATTTGCATGGCAATATGGAGAACCTAATCGTTTCATATCTACTGAATTGAGTGGTGATGGAGATTTAAGAGTTAAGTTATATTTTGGTTTAGAACCAATAAAAATTGGAGGAAAAAGTGAATAAATATGTAAAAGGATTTTTAGCTATGGTGGGGGCAACTCTATTGTGGTCAAGTCTTGAGGTTAGTGGTAGTTATATTTATGCAGAAGGCGCAGGCACAATTACATTATTATCAATGAGGTTTTTGATAGCAATTTTGTTGTTTGGATTAACTATGTTGGTTACATTGTATCGAACAGGTGAAAATCTCTTTAGAGTGGATAAGAAAGATATAAAACAATTCCTTATTAATGGGTTATTTATTGCTGCACATTTAATAACATATTGGTTTGCATGGGAACTACTTGATCCTAATTTACCAGTAATCTATGGTATTTTTTATATGTATCCACTTGTATTAACTTTAATAGCTGTAATTTTTCAAGGTGAACGATTTGGATTGAATAGAAAAATAGCATTAGGACTTGGAACAATAGGTGCTTTATTTGCCGTAGAATTCTTACCATCATTTTCAACAGAGGCACTTAATCTTAAAGGTATCTTGTTAGATATAGTTGCCGTTGGAACTTGGGTTGGATATTTGTTAGTAGGACAAAATATTATGAAAAAATATAAACCACTTACGATTGTATTTTATGACTTTCTACAAGTTTTCATTTATACATCAGTACTACAATCACCAAGTGTTACTATATCAGAACTAACATTGAATAATTTTTTGGTTATATTATATTTAGCACTGGTGGCTAGTTATTGTGCTTATTTACTCTATTGGACAGCAGTAAAAAGTATTGGGGCAACTAATGCTGGAATGATAGAATTGGCCACACCAATATTTGGTTCTATATTGGCTTATATAGTTTTCACAACTTCACCATCTCTATTACAAGTATTTGGGTTATTATTATTGGTTGGAAGTGTCTATATCAATTTTAAAGAACAGGAAATAGTATATGATCAACCTTCCAAAGATAATTGAACTTGATGAATACTTAGATATAACAGAATTCAAATCTATATCCCAGGAGTTTAAAGAGAATTTATCAGATGTAGAACAGTGGAGTAACATCGGTGTATTTTCTCCCGATGAGAAACTTGAGGAACCAGAAGGTGCAAAAACTTTATCATTGAGGATACTCAAAGATATATCTAATATTACTAATTGGGCGGCCATTGATAAACACGACCTTTGGGAAGATGGTCCAGTATATCAATCTACATTTCCAAAAATATATCAATTTGTCAATAATTTACCATTTAAGAATGTTGCAAGGGTTTTTCTTAGTTACACTAAAGATAAAACTGAGATATTACCTCATGCAGCATTTACACCGGGAATCCAAGAACCTTGGCGACAAGAATTTTTATGGTTTAGTTTACTTGGTGATAAAAAAATGTGGGTTAGTGATTGGGATAGTACTTTGGAATATTATAATAATGGATTTGTAATAAAAGATAAATTTCCAATGGAATATTCTAATGGAGTTTCTTGTTGGTTTAATCCCATTATGTTACATGGAATCAAAAATGGTGAAGATTTTTCAGCAAGTTTAAGAATTGATGGAGAGTTTACAGAAGAATTTAGAGAAAAGTTATTTGGTGATACCAAATGGAAAACGACATTTAATTGGGTTGATGAAAGACATTTATTGCCAGAAGATAGTAGGTACTTAGAGCATGAAAAATGATATAGAATATATAATGGATTGGTTTCAAAACCACGTTTGGTTAAGACCAAAACCATCTACGGTATGTGATGGTATAGGAATGTTTGCTATTCGTGATATACCAAAGGGAACGAGTGTATATGATTTGGCAAAAAAGAATTGCTGTGAATGGATACCATTTGAAGTTGCCAATACATTACCAAGAGGTGTATTTGACTGGATAATAGAATCTCAACCGCATGTAGGTTCGGAAGTATGTGATGATGATTTTACTTGGAAAGAAGAAAATGGTCCTGTTTGGATATACACAGCTCAAAATTTAAATTGGCAAACAAATTGGTTCTTTCAGAATCACTCAACTACACCAAATGTTAAAATGAAAACTACGAAAAATCCAAGAATGTTTGAGTATTACACTATGAGAGATATAAAAGAGGGTGAGGAATTACTTGAAGATTATGATGATTATGTGGGTACCTGGAAGGGAAAATGAATTTAAGATATGTTGATTTAGGATATGTTTCACCAGAAATTTATGTTTCAATGTGGGAATATGATTGTTTATTTGAACCTAAATTACCAACTCTTGTGAAGTGGTCATCCAACACTACTATAATTGATATTTGGCAAGGTCCATATTGGGAATGGGATGAGAATCACAAGGACGGTGGAGTTTGGAAAGACAAGTACAGCGATATTAGTGATTACATAGAAGGATTGCCCGAATTAACATTTACACGACCACACCAAAAACTTGAAATAACATATGATACTGATATGTCTTATTATGTGACTGGGAAGGGAGTTTCTAATTGGATTTTATTAACACCTAATTCTCCAAAAGAAGATAGAGAAGGTAGAAGGAAAATTAACGAAGTTTGTTATAACTTGGTAATGGACATACTCAAAGAATTCAGAGTAGAAACAGAATGGGCAATGATGAAAACCACAAATGATATGTTTGCTAAACATATGGATGGGACTTGGAAAAAATTTTTTGGTGGGGCATATAAATATACAGATTGGGAATATGGATATCAAGATATGTCAATAACTTATGATTTTGATTATAAGACAGCAGAAAAGGTTAGAAATTTTGATGGTAAAATAAGAGTTAAAAAATTCGATATTGATGATATACGAGATGTTGTAGGTGGATTATGTGAAATAAATCCAAATTTTAACCGAGTAGAATTCGAAGAAAAAATAGTGGATAGGATTTGTGATAAGTTTGATTATATTAGAAAAGATGATATTTTGAGTGAAGATGACGAAATTAAATTATTAGAAAATGGTACAAAGCGAAATACGGAAAAGGATTGGTTATATTATGGTAGAAACAAAGGATTTGCAAAATGGTCAAAATATTAGTAACAGGACATACATCAGGAATCGGAAAACATCTTTATGAAAATCTTGATGGAGATATAGTTGGTGCAAGTAGGTCTAATGATAAACCTATCACAAAAATATCAGAGTGGTTTGACGAGAGTTACGATTTATTTATTAATAATGCTTATGATGATTCTAATTTCACTGCCCAATCTGAAGCATTAGAATATGCATATTCAAAGTGGAAAGACAATTCAAGTAAAATGATAATATCTATTGGTTCAAATGCACCTGATTTTGAAGGATATCATACTTATAATAAAGGTAAAACTTTATTAGATAAGGTGAACTTTGATTGTTATATGGAAACTGATGGAGTTAAATGTTCTTTAGTTAGACCTGGTTGGGTTGACACACCAAGAATAACAGAATGGTGGGATGGTAAAAAATTAAAAGTTGGTAGAATACTTGAAGTGGTTAATTTTATAATTAATTTCGATGGTAGAATAAGGGAGATTACACTTGAAAACAAGTGATTTTATAAAACAATTAGATATTAGATTTGATGTATATTCTTTAAAACAAGATTGGTGGAATTTAGTAGATAGTGGGGCGTTAAAGACTATGATTTCACCTAAATGCAAACAAATAGGATTAACACATACAAAAGATTGTAAAGAAGATACTAAATGGAGTCAAGGAGTGGGAAGTCTATATTGGGATGAAAATTATGGATTTGTCGAAAAAGATTTTTCAGTAGTAAATATAGAGTTAAAAGAATTATGTCCCTATTGGTGGGAAGTATGCAATGAAATGAAATTTAAGTTTTCAATTGGAAGAATAAGAATAATGATTATGAATCCAAATAGTGTATATCCTACCCATAAAGATCACGAAAGAAGATGGCATATTCCGATAATAGCTCCAAGAAACAGTTTTTATTATATTAGAACCAACGAAACTACTATATTAAGTGATGATATCTTAGAATCTTCACATGGTGTTGGATTTCATATGCCAGATAGTGGATTCGTCTATGAAACAGAAAACAGTCATTGGCACACTGCAGTAAATTCAGACTCACAGGGAAATAAAGATTCACGAGATAGAGTTCATTTATTATTTAATGAAGCAATTAATTAACAATTTGAAAAATTAACAATCTATTTATAGTTATGAAAAAGAAAAAGTCTGGCAATAAAGGTCTATTCGACCACATAACGCACATTACCCAAAAACAAACAAAAGGTTATTGGGATTCTCTAAACGAAACAGAGAAGAAGCAGTGGTCTAATTATATGATACATAGATTTCTATCTATGAAGATGGAATATGTTGATGTAGTAAATGAAATTCAGAGATATAATCTTAAACCAAAAGATTTATATAAGTTATACACTAATGTACTTCCAAAGAAGAAGGAGTGGTTAAAATATGTTAAAGGAAAAAAGAGTATGAAACATCCACAATGGTTATTAGAAATAGTAGCAAAATATTATGAATCAAGTCTTGTAGAGGCACATGAATATGTAGAAGTATTTTATACGACTGAACAAAACAAGGCAAATCTTAAAACGATACTCCAGAAATATGGAGCAGATCCAAAGGAAATCCGTAAACTAAATCTTCCTTGATGAAATTACCATTAAAAAAACAGAAAGATTTTGTATGGCAACATAGTTATACTCAGCATCAAGTTTTTACTGAAGAAGAATGTAAAGAGATTCTTCAAATGAGAACAGAAATGGTTGATAGGCTTACAATGGGAATTCCATTTGAAAGTAGTTGGATTAATGGTACACAATCAGAAGCAGCGGATAGGGTTGTAATGGCAGATACGTGGGTTTATGATAGGTTGAAAGAGTATTGGGATAATGATTTTTGTAAGTGCAATGGCCAATGGCCACTTGTTTTAAAAGAATATGATTCTGAATTTACTTTTTTATATCATTATATGCATACAGATGGAGTAAAGGATATAAAACGAGTTGCACTTTCTATAAGTTTAAATGATGATTACGAGGGTGGAAAATTACAAGTATTTGATTGGCATTATGGTTGGGACGGAGAAGATGAACAAGGAGAAGCGGGTTGGATAACTGTAGAACAAAAGATTGGTATGATGACTTTAATTCCTGTAATAATTCCACATAGAGTTACAAAAGTAAAAGGTGTTAGACATCAACTTATATCGTGGTTTTTAGGAGATAAATTAAATTGGTAATTAATGGAATATAAAGACTCATATTATCCAGTAAACAGAAGTGATACTTGGACTGATTGGGATAATGAAGCCCGATTTAACAGAAATTTACCTAACGAATCATTAGAGTATTACAAAAAAAATCCAATAGAATACAATTATAATAATTTTGGATTTAGAACACCAGATGATTTTAATGATACAGATGAAGGTAATGTTTTTCTTGGATGTAGTCATACAATGGGGGTAGGTCATCACTTAGAAAATACTTGGTCATATAAAGTAAATAAAAAAGTTGGTGGGAAGTTTTGGAATTTATCCCAGGGCGGTTGTGGAATTCAAACAGATTATAGATTATTATTAGCTTGGAAAGATACATTAAAGATTAAGAATATTTTTCATTATACCGTTCCATGGCCACGATATGAATTTTTTACTGAGGACGAGGTTGTAGGTTTAAACCACCATAAAAAAAATGTAAGGTGGAAGTATAAATCACATAGACAGGAATTTTATCTTGATGTTTTATCAGGGGAGAGGTATTGTAATTACAATCAAATGGTTTATATTAACGCAATAAAAGGACTATCTCACGATATAGGTTGTAATTATTATTATTTAACAGATAAAATATTATATGAATTTCCAGAAGATGATAATTCAATTCCATCAAGAGATGTCGGTCATTACACAACTGGCCAACAAAATTTTATTTATGAAGAATTTAAAAAGTTATGACAAGAGTAAATTATGAAACTCTCGGTAAGTTCATTGATATAGATGAGAAAGACTTAGAGTTTGAAAGGGTTACAAATTCAATAGATGTAGTAGATAGAGAATATGGTGTAGAAGTCATATTTGATTATTACAGGCGTCATGGATTTCCCCACTACAAAATTCGTGAAGATGAAAAACACGAACATATGAGGAAACTCAAAAAGTTTGATGTCGATACAATATTCATAGACAATCAGATAGTCCAAACTATGCATTGTTTGAGATTAGCTTGGTCATACTTTCCACACTTTTGGTCAGTTCAATGTGGACATTCAAGAACATCACCGATGGAAGCATTCAACGATGATAAGATATTCAAGTCAGTTATTACAAAGTGTTGGAATTGGGAACAGAAACATTATAAAGGTGAGGATCCAGAAGGAGAAAGAAACAAGTTCCATGAAAATAGACTACGACAATCTTTGAAGTTATATTCTGGAGTTCAATCAGTATCTAATTTTCGTCCTACAGCGGCAAAACTTATCTATGAGAAGTTTGGTGGTGATGGAGTGATATGGGATATGAGTTGTGGTTGGGGTGGAAGGTTACTTGGATTTCTTTCATCATCTAATACCAAACATTACATAGGAACTGAACCATCTACAAGAACTTATAAGGGTTTATTGCAGATGAGCAAGGAATTCTCGTATATTAGTAAAAAAATTGATATATATAAACAAGGAAGTGAAGAATATCTTCCAAACAAATCATATCTTGATTTGTGTTTTACTTCACCACCTTATTTCGACACGGAAAAGTATTCCGATGAGTCCACACAAAGTTATATAAAGTATCCTACTCAAGATGAGTGGGTAAATGGTTTTTTAAGAAAGACAATAGAGAATTGTTATTACGGATTAAAAGAAGGCGGTTATATGTTATACAATATCGCAAATACACCCAAATATAAATTTATAGAAGAACAAACAGTAAAGATTTCAAAAGAGTTG